GAAGTACTTGGCTTAGCTTTCGGTCTTAGGCTTATTACGCACAAACACAGGCCCAAGAGAGTATGTGTGTGCAAGTAATTAAACTCACACACACATTATTATAATTAAAATCCAGGCATTGTTATATCCCCCATAAATTGACAGATTCTTCAGCCTTCGCCTCTTCAAGCATATCGAAAGCCTCCTTTAATCTCTTACAAGGCTTATCCCATCTCATAGATGCACATTTCATCTGAACCCGTTCAATCTTGGCACTGACATTACGAATCTTTTTGCTCTTGCTCCTCATAGATGTCTTAGCCTCGATAGCCTCATTAATAAGTCTCTCCGACAGATCTAGAGCAATTTGCTCACTCGTAATGTCGTCTAAACGAAATATTGTCATAATATGTTACTCCTATATTAATTTAAAACTACTAAATCATTATTTAATACAAATGAAAAATAACGTAATCACGTTATCGAAAATCCCTTTTAAAGGGGTACTACTACTATATAACACCACACACTAAAATTACATAATTTTTGAAACCTCTTGTTATTCTCATATTTTATCTATTATATTAGCTTATCGGTATTCACAAGAATATCATCCATGTGACCTTAGCAAGGGTGTAATGGATCAGAAGTTGGGTTGCTAACTCATATAGAGACTTAGATTGTCCCCAATAGCCGATAAAACTGACTTTGATATAATTCTATGATATGGGAGAAATTACTGGTCTACGATGAAGTTCAAAAGTTAAAATCTTTACTAGCTCCTCAGGGCTAGGTCTATCTAGGAGTAATAATATGGCAATAAAAAAGTATGTATTAAGAGTATATTATGATTCTACTAAAGGCGAGATAGTTCATTTATCAGAGCAATTCTCAGATGAAGATGAGTACAAACTTATAGTAGACGATGAAGAATTAGATATCCCAAGTGATATGCAAGAATTTTTAAATGTCATTAATAGTGACGATATAGGAGTAAGTTAACCGAACCCCTAGCGGGGTACGGAGTATAAGATGAGATATTATAAGGTCAATGGTATTAATCATACTGTATTTGATTCTGTCGAGGAAGTGCCTGTAGATATAACCTATCTAGAGGACTGGAGGGATGGTCATATAAGTGATTGGGTAAAGACGGACGATGGTTGCGTAATACAGATACTGAGAAAAGGCAGTATGATGAAACCTAAAGGCAAGGTTAGGAAAGTTGAGTATGTAGGTACATGCACTGGTACATTTGTTGTATCAGATAAGAATAAAATGGATGCATCAAAAAGAGTTAATATCTATAGTATAGGAGGAAATATAGATAGAGATGATAGAGTGGATTCAAGGGAGAATCTCTCTAGTAGGGAGGAGTTATTTGTCCAATACCTAGCATCAGGTATAGAAGCACGTACAGCGTATCTAAAGGCATTTCCTACAAATGACCCGCACTATGCAAACGTACGTGCTGGACAATTGATTAAAACAACAAGGATTAAGACAGCTATGAAAGAAGAATTAAAGCCTGTTTTAGAAGCTTTAGGAATAGATGAAACTAGTATACTTAGGAATATTCATCAAATAGCAGAAACAGGACAAAAAGAAGATACCCGTTTAAAAGCATTATTTAAGTTGTCCGACATAATGGACCTTGAAGATAAAAACAAAACTCAAGTTACTCAAGTTACAGGAGCTATGTTTCAAGGTTTTAGTGATAAGAAATTAAAAGAAGCAGAAAGACCTGAGGAGATAGGTTAATGGCTAAGGTTGAAAAAGATATAATAAATAGTATGAACTCAGATAATGTAGGGCTTAATCTTAAGGGTAGATGGGTTCATGGGAAAGGTCGTGTAGACGATGATTATGCTGTATCGCCTCATAGTAGGGCGAAAGCGGCTAAAGTAAGGGATCAGTTTAACTTGGAATTTGCAAATGCAAGGAAGCTAGGGGAATCTGTATTTACCTTTACTTTAGATGGAAAGAGTTATAATACTAGACTTGCTGGAGAGCCTGAGGCTAATTTTGAAAGCAAGTATATAACACCTAAAGGTTTAAAATCTCTTCCATACGATCATCTAATTGACCCAACCGAAGGTATGACAGGTCAAGAAATTTACAATGCAAGACAGAAAGCTAAAAATATGATTCTAGATTCAGAGAATCAGAAAACAGCAGATAAGATGACTGAAGTATATCAGGACTATTATGACAAAGAAAAGAAAAAGGAAGAAGAAATACAACGACAGGCTGATTCGATGACAGAGAGTTATCAGGGCTATTATCAAAGCTTAAGGAAAGACGCAGGTCTAGACTAACAATTTAACACTAGGGGAAAAAATGGCATACGGAGATATGGAGTTTGCAGGTACTGAAAGATCTAAAGAATGGTATAAGGAAAATAAAGACTTATATGATATAGATTATGACTTCGGGGGTAATATCGAAACTAAACAGTTTGCAAAAGATCTTTGGGGGGATAGATATAGGCCTGATATTCATAATAGGAAATTGGAATTGTTTAATCAAGCATATAATCAGTTAAGAGAGCAAGAATCTCCAAGTAGGTATATGAGAGTAGATGAAACAACAGGTGAAGAGATCGTGAGCACTTGGGATAAAAGTCCACGACTGCAAGACGCTCCAGGATACGCTGTTAATATAGCCAATACAATTGACCATATATTGCACGGAGGCCCTACTGAAATGACTGGCCCTATTGGACCAGATGACTATGATAGTGATAGATACAGACCTTATCCTTTGGAGAAAAATATACACACCAAGTATATTAGCGGAGATATGAACCCAAATATGTCTTATGAAGAAAACGTAGAAAATTTACCCAATATTAGTTCAAGAAAAACATCTTTTCCATACTATTCTAATCAATACAATCAAGATCGGATAATTCCATCTCATGCAGGCTCAACAGATGTTAGAGATATAGTTCAACTAATTGATTCCTTTAAAGCAGGTGAAGAATTGGACTTTATGAGAGATGAGAAGGGTATGCAGGGTGCAAGAGATTGGGATAAACAAAAGCAAGAATTTTATGCTGGAGACTATGCAAAAGAAAGAGAAGGCTGGCATCTTGGGAAGCTTTTAGGCAGAGAAAGGCCTAGTGGATTTAGTTCAGTATTAAAAGACGAAGAAACTGGTAGATATTATGAAAACCCAGATTTTGATAAGGGGTTTGGAGAAAAATATCACGTTCTAGATGATATAGTAAACGAGATAATTTTTAAAAATGTAGATGAAGATGATTTCTTCGCACCGAGATAAGAGGAGTTAATATGGCAAGAGCTGAAAGATTAATAATGAATGATATGTTAAATGATGATTTCCTAGAAAATGCATTAATCGATGATGGGAACACTATTTCTATAGAAGACCAAGGGCCTTTGTATGAAAAAGCACCTCTGTCAAGCGGTCAGAGAGTTTTTACTAGACGCACAATACCAGCAGGTATTACTGTAGACGAGTCCTCTGGTGAAGTACTTTCACACGGTGGCTATACTAACGCTCCTGAATATGGGCCAAGAACAGTAGATGAAGCTAGAGAACTTGGTGCAGAGATAGATAAAATGGATATGAGAAGATTAGATGAAAACAGGCCAAGACCTATACCAAGAGAATTAGCTTTACAAGTAGCCTCAAGATTAGATAATGAAACTCCAATGCTTGGAATACCGACACAATCAGAGAGTTTTTCTGACAGACTTACCGATGATGCGTATGCGTATCTTTTAGCACCTAATAGACTTGCAAATGAAATACTTGGAACCAATCTTCCAGATAGAATAGAAAATCCTAGCTGGGTTTCACATGGAATTCTTAGCCCTGATTATGGGTTGATAGATTACGAGAATCTGGGCAGAAACTTAAGAGACAATACAAACTATGTATTAAATTTACCATCAGTACCTATTGAAGCGGCAAGAGATTATGTTAGCGAAAAACCAGGGGAGTTACTGCTTAAAGATGTTTTCGGAACTGGTTTAGATATATCTAGTAAAAAAGCAGCAGAAGCTCATGTAAGAGGCTTTAATTACAGAACAGATGAGGATAGATATTCGGATAATAAGCCGATAAAAAAACATTTAGTAAATCCTATAACAAAACAGAAAATACCTGGAAGTGAATTTGAAATTCCAAATACATGGTATGGAAGAATGCTTTCCGATTTTAGCAGTTGGTTAGAATATTAATATGAAGAAAAAAATTAGTAAGTCAAGAGCAATAAAATCTATGGATAAATTTCTACCAATATCTGCAAGATACAAAATTCTTTTAAGTGATATAAACAGAAATGAGTCCTATATAAAAACTGTTCATAAAATTACAGAAGGAGAAGAAGGTGCTTAAGACAATGAAAGATTTAAAATTAGAGTATAATCATGATGAAAGCGATTATAAAAATATTAAATGGGGCTATGGAGAGCTACAGAAATTAAATCATGAATCATTATTATTCAAATTAAGCCCTGATAAAGTTACAGCGGCTAGATTTAAGAGATTGCTTAATAAGACAGGAAGACTTGATTAGAATTAACAATGTCTAATGTTAATTTTAATAACGTATCTAAAGTAGAAGAAGAGTTAGAGTTAGCAAGTAAAGATTTGATAGCTTTTGGTAAACTTTTTCTGCCTGATGATTTTATGAGGTCTGAAACTCCCTTTTTTCATTACGAGGTTGCAGATATACTAAGTGATTTAGATAAAAGACAAGTTGCGATTATATTGCCTAGGGGACATGGTAAAACTGTTCTAACTAAATGTAATATACTTCGTGACTTTTGCTTTACTACAGAGCCTTTATTTTATGGATGGGTAGCTGCAAGCTCTAAGATATCTATACCTAACTTAGATTATATAAAATATCATATCGAATATAATGATAGAATTAGGTATTATTTTGGAGATTTAAAAGGAAAAAAATGGACAGAGGATGATATTGAACTTAAAAACGGGACTAAGCTTATTTCTAAATCTAATCTTTCTGGTATTCGTGGTGGTGCCAAGCTACATAAGCGTTATGACCTTATTGTACTTGATGACTTTGAAGACGAGAATAACACGATCACGGCTGAGTCACGCTCCAAAATCAGTAATCTTGTCACAGCAGTTGTTTTCCCTGCGCTTGAACCAAAGACGGGGAGATTGAGAATTAATGGGACACCAGTTCACTTTGATGCTTTTATACAAAAAATATTAGTAGGGTATGAGCAGGCTAAAAAAGAAAAGGTTCCTTATAGTTGGAAAGTAGTTACTCATAAAGCTATACAAGCAGATGGGACTCCTCTATGGCCTTCATGGTTTGGTCATAAAGAGATGGAGAGAAAGAAAAAGTTTTATCAGGACAGTGGAACTCCTCAAAAATTCTATCAAGAATATATGATGGAGGTTCAAAGCGAAGAAGACTCTATATTTACTAGAGATCATGTTAAATATTGGGATGGGACATTTACGAAAGATGATGAAAGTGGGATTACATATATTATACCTAATGGCCAAGACCCTAAACCTTGTAGTATATATATTGGCGTGGACCCCGCTACTGACTCAGCTAGGCGTAATTCGGATTTCTCTGTTATTATCGCTATTGCGGTAACTCCTGATAATAATATATATGTGTTAGATTACATAAGAGATAGAACCTTACCAGTTCTTGGTATTCCAGGAACAGA